GCGTAGGAATACGCCTGGATCGCGTTCTTGAGCGCTGTGGAATAACCTGCCGGGATCATACGAACACCATCGGTGAGAAGCGCTTCGCCTGGTCAAGACAGTGCTCACGGAGCACGGCCATCTTTGCGTCGACCTGACCATCCTTGACATCAATGAGGTGCGTGATGCTCGATGCTTTGCGAATCCAGCCCTGTCGCGCAGCTGTGCGGATGTCATAGCGTTCGACGTTCGCCGGTCCGATGTCCTGCCACAAGAGGTCACCACTTCCGTCATTGACGGAATAGCCAAGTGTCCTGGTCCACTGCGGGAACTGCGGCTCCGTGGCGCTCGATGTCCCTGCAATGACGCACTGGTAGAGTCTGCCATTAGCCACGGTCGGGATGATGATGTCGCCGACGACGAAGGCTGTGGATGCAGACCAGACAGCCCAGCGAGCGTGATCGTCCACGAGCTGCTGTAGTGCAGTCGAATCCAAGAACGGGTATTGATCGGATGCGACCATCCAAGCGAGACGGTCGAGTGCTTCTGTCCGAGTGAGTGGCATGGTTTACATCCTAAAAACAAAAAGGGAACGGGATAACCCGCTCCCCTTGACTGCGAAGGTGCTACAGACTAGCTGGCGCTGGCCTGAAGAACGATGAGCGAACCAGGAACCTGTGATGCGACAGTCGCATTGACGTTTCCGATGTCGAAGGCGTTGAAGGCATAGCGCTCGGTTGCCTTGAACGTAAGCGCATCCTCGATGAACTTGACCTGGTCAGAGACCTCGACCGATACGCCACGACGATCACCGAAAGCGACACCCTTGGAGAGGTCTCCGAGGACTGCGAGGTCGACGCTTGCTCCGGTAGCAGATGGCATGTTCTGAACGAACGAAATCGGAATACCGAAGAGTGTTGGTTCAGGACCGTACGCGTTCTGGATGTCCATAATGGAGTTTCCAGAGAGTGCGATGAGCTTGTCGGCGCATCCGTTGTAGAACACGGACTTATGCATGAACCAGCGAGGATTCGTGGCATATGGCTGAAGCTTCGAGACCATCGACTGCCAGTTTGCGAGCGTCAAGCTCGAAAGTGCGGACGATGAACCAGAAGCACCAACGACCATCGATGCGATGTTCGCGTATGTTGCAGACAGTGCCTTGATCTTTGGCATGATTCCAGTGATGGAACCATAGGTGCTCGTGCCATCGCCCTGGAATGCAGCTGCATCCTCAGCAAGTGCGAGACCGTATGCGAAGTCCTGCGCCAGCATCGCACCAAAGTCGATGACCGTGTCTTCGTTCAGTTCCTTCGACACGATTGTCAGGATGGCGAGTTTCTTCGCCGACAGCTGTACTTGGCTGAAGGTGACGTCACTGGCGGTGATGGCCGTTGCTTCACCAGGATAATAAGTCGTGGTGCTGGTCGATGCATTTGGCACGTTGAGTGTGTCAGATGTCATCGGATAGATGCGGCTGTACTTGCGAGCGATTCCGTATTCGTTACGAAGCCAGATCAGACTGGACGAAACGATTTCAGGGACGGTGTATCCACCGGCACTGTCTGTGCCTTCAGTCTGCGACTTGACGCCATGCTCGTTGCACCACTTGGCTGCGGAAGCATTGCCGAGGACCGTACCACGGACCCACTGTCCGAATGCATAGGCCTTGAAGTTTGCTTCGTCACGGGTTCCAGGGAATGGATTCCGAGTGCATCCGCCAGACTTCCATGGCTCAGACTTTGGCGCTTCGGATGCGACAGGAGCAGGAACGTTGCCGAACTCCTTGAGCATGTCGATGCGCTCAGAGAGAGACTTTGCGGATGCGTGGAGGCGATTCGCTTCGGACATGTCGCCGCCGTTGATGAGGACTTCTTTAGCAGCTGCGATAGTAGACTGTCGCTGTGCTTCGAGTTGTTCAATGTTCATTAGGATAACTCCAGGATCATGAGCTGGCGGAGGAGAGCGTTCTTCGCTTCGTCCACTTCGCTCGGTTGGTCGACGATGGTTACATCTTCGCTCGACGCTTCATCCCGAAGCTCGTTCCAGATGGTTTTTGCGAATCTTGTCGACTCGCTACGTGAGAGACGAACTGCATCCCGCAGACGTCGCTCCACTTCTCGGATGGATGTTGGACGCTCGAGCATAGCCTTAAGGCTTTGTGCTTCCGCTGCCGGATCATCTACTTTGCTGTTCAGTTCCTTGGCACGAACTGCGAATGCATCGATGATCGCATCCACATGTCCACTGCCGAGTCCACTGTCATATGCAGCTGTAACACCTGCACAGAGACGCTCGTAGAGCGCCTCGAGTCCTTCATGGACCATTTCCTTGTCAAGGTCGCCGTAGACATTCTCGACGAATGTCGCCACGTCTTCACCAGGTGCGACTGGAATCATCATCTCTTCTTCCATGCCATCCTCCATGTCGCCATACATGTCTTTTAGACTTTTGACCATGTTCATTGGTTCCGCTGGTGTCGGTGTGAGCGAAGCCTCACCGATTGGCCAGCGTGTGATTTCATAGCGGCCATCGGCCATCTTCTTCCGCTCGACCATGTGACCCGTGGCGCCGCTAGAATATCCAAGCTTGCCAGACTTCGCGAGTTCCTGGATCATCTTCTGATACTGGTCAGCCATCTCCACCTGGCTCTCATACCAGAGACCTTTATCGTCCATGGTGATGTAGCCGGTTCCGATGCGTGACTTTCCTACGGTCTTATCTTGGCCATGATGGTAATACAAGTTCATTGGCACGCGCTCGCCAGACTTCATAGGTCGTCCGAAATCAGTGCTCGCTGTGAAGTAGTCGCCCTCGAGGTCAGCGCCACCGAAGCGCACCAGGTAACCACGCACACGACCGGAATCGTCTGCCTTGATCGCATCGCCAAAGGACACCATAGTCTGCATCATAACTCCTTGACCGGCACGACCACGGCTTGTGGTCCCCACTCCGCGTTCGGTACTACTTTACCGAATGCACTGAGAGGTGTGCCTGTCTCCCACAAACGATACCGCGAAGGTCCGAGGACCTGCCGACGCTCCGCCTCACTGAGCATACGAAACTGTTCCTCTTTAGTCGGAAGTTCTTCCGGTTCATCGAAACTGCCTGGCGGCAGTCCTGCGAGTTCAGCGTATGTCGGTGTGATCGGGACGATCGTACATCTACAGTTTGGATGCGATGGAACGATATCTGCAACTGGATTCGGATCTCCGTGCAGTGACCAGCACACAGGGCACACGTTCACATCACCAGCTGAGATGCGACGCCAGCCACGCACGATGCTGAGGTTCGCCTCGAAGGTCTGTCGCTGTGCTTCTCTGTTGGCACGAATCATCTCTGTTCGTGCGATAGTAGCAGCTCGTGAAGGAGCGAGAGTTTCGTACGTCCTCGACATCCTTCGTGCGACCTGGAGCGGATTGAGACCCTGTGCGATGCCGATCGTGACGTGGTCTAGTGCGAACGGCCCTATCGCTTCGAACAGCAGACCTAGCGGTGAGCCGTCAGCGGCGAAGCCGACCACGTTCGTGATTGCTTCGACAGGGAGCCGGTTCCACATCAGATCAGCGGTGAGACTTACGCTTTGAGGAACACCCGCGACTGCTCGCACGAGATCCTCCTGAATGTCCAGCGACAGCTGTATGGCGCGTCGTTGTCCGTTCGTGGCGATGTCGGTCGCCTGTGGCGCAAACAATGCCACTTGTTCGGCCATCTGCACATTGAGCGCCTCGAGGCGGAGCATGTACTCGGAGAGACCACTGATGTCCTCACCTGCTGCCTGTGCCTCCTCGATGGCGGCTGTCACCGCTTCGAGGCGCTTGAGGTTGTCAGCCTGGAGTACACCGTACGTCCTGCTCATCTCCGCGAGTGCTTCGTTCTCACGGTATCGGAGTTTATTCCGATACGACTCGTTGACCTGGTAGATATCAGCCATCGGTGTCGGTCAACTCGTATCCATAGTACGGGTGATAACTTTTCCCGTTTTCCTTCGGTGCCATCTTCTTCAGGATCTCTTTGCGCGCAGCTGTGGACCATCTGTAGCCAGCATCGCCACCCCATGCAGCCCATGCGACACGACCAGCGGACGGATAACCATCCTCACCTGGTCGGAAACCTTCCGCTTGTTTGTCTACTTCGTGACGTCGAAAGAATGAGTACATTCGAAGGACAGTCGACTCGCTGAGCTTCTCGCCATTGATGATCTGATTCGCCCTGGCCCATGCGACGGCTGTCCCGCCATCACGACCAGCATCACGCCACTCAATGGCGCGCTGTGCTTCCTCCTTCATCTCTTTGGAGGGAAAGAACTTCAGTCCTGGCTCAGATGTCGTTTCTTCCTGTGCGAACGCTTTGGCCACAGGTTGCACTGGTGCCGAGACAAAAACTTCCTGTGCATCCTTCTGCACAGGGACCGCAGTCGGGTGATAATAGCCGAGGTCATCATCCGATGGCGTCACACCAGCGACACGTTTCGCGGTTGCGAGATCGATGATGCCACTCTTGTAGAGTCGCTCAGCGCGCTCCGCGTCCTCATTGAGGTCAGCCTGAAGCGATGGCACATTCGCGACGTCAAACTCGAGGTAGTCGCCAGGCTGCGTCTCTTCGTAGTCTGGAAGCAGTGCGATGGTGAGCGCTTCAGACATCTGGCGCATCAGTGGAATCATGCCATCAGTCCATGCCGATCGTGTTGCTTGCTCGAGATTGCTGTAGGTTGCGCGCTCGAGTCCACTGCCGAGTTGAAGGACCAAAGGATTGAGACCGAGAGCTGCACACACGCGCTCCTCCGGTTTGCGGCGGATCTCGTCGAACGCCATTTCACTCGGTTTGTGGCTGACCTGCTCGACCTTGAATGGTCCAGTCATCACCAACACGCTGCCGGCATTGTCGCCAGTGAAGTCCTGCTGTAGTTTCCGCTTTGTCTGTCTGGCATCGTCTTCGGACAAATCCTCGACACCGCCCTTGTAGTCTGGTCCGACCATAATCGATGGCATGCCACCGTTGCGAACCATGCCGAATGCAGCTGATGCGGCGACGTTATCGGTGGCGATCTCACGAAGAACAGATGTGACAGGAGAGCGCCCGAAGCGAGAGTCCTGCGGATCTCGACCATAGCGGATGTGAATCATGTCCTCGAGCGCGATGTCGTACGACGTGCCATCAACCGTGTACTGATACTTGATGAGCGGATTGACCTTATTGCCGACAGGCCGGACCATGTCAGCCGCTAGGTATTGCAGACCGACGACACGACCAGACACGCGCACCTTGCGGAAGTATGCGTTTCCGAGAAGCTGGTAGTCAGGGAGAATCCACGACCACACGAGCGAAGGAGGAACGTTCGGTGTTGGCTGCGCGAGCAGCTGCAAGATCGGGTGATCTGCGACTGTCTCGACCTGGCCATCAGGCATCGGTCGACGGACAACAGGAACACCCTGGCTCCAGTTCCTGATGTACCAGTCCATGCCGATCGCGACGATGCTGTTTAGCATCAGGTCACCGGCCTGGTTCCTCCAGTTGAAACTTGAACCCGGGAGGTTACGTGTCAGGAGACTCCAAAAGTCGCCGTTACCTGTGCCAGTGAAATAGGACGTTTGGCGCTGGATCAGCGGCGGCGGAAGCAGCGCGGACGGTGATGCGGTTGCTTTTCCGAGAAGTTTGTCAAAGAGTCCCATATGACTATTGTGTTCCTATCATGTGCTAGACTGCACCCCACCCACCGCCACGGCCCACGAGCTCGTCGTACGCGTCGGTGAGAGCATCGACGATGTCATCATTCTTCCCCAGGGGAAACACTCGCATCTCATCGAGTAGTGTACGGTTCCAGTCAGCTGCGACCATGTAGACATTGCCGCCAGCGACCTGCGACGCGAACGGTTCAGCGCGCACATCCTTCGATCCGGTCACAGGCAGGACTGTCACAGCACTACCATGCAACAGCCGAAGCATGTGCATCGCTTGACTCTTGCCAGCCTGGCCCGGGTCCTGCGGTAGTCGGATCCTGATGCCACGGCCATCGAGAGCAGCTGTCTGCTTTATAACTTTATCGCGCTGGTCGGTGTCATACTGGCCACGCACCAGATCGAGAATCCAGATGC